TTCTTTATTATGTTCCTGTTTATAAGAATGTTTCCGTTTATGCACTTGCAGGTGGTGCATACGATTTTGAAACGGACCAGTGGGGTGTAAAAACAGGTGGTGGTGTGAGTCTTGCACTATCTCAAACTGTTAATGTATTTGCAGATGCTGCATATGTGTTTACCGTGGAAGATAGCGAATCTGATGGTGTGGTCAGTATTCGTGCAGGAGTCGGATTCAAGTTCTGATAAGTAATAAAATATAAGAGTAGTAAAATACTCTTATATTTCTGGGAGGATTTCCTTACGGTGGACTGTAAATCCATTGCCTCAATTTGTAAGGTGGTCCGGCAGCAAGTTCGATTCTTGATTCTCCCACCATTTGTCTTGATAGTTTAATGGTAAAACCCAGATTTTACATGTCTGTGTCATAGGTTCGATTCCTATTCGGGATACCATTTCGGTCTTTAGTATAATGGATAGTACGCAACGCTACGAACGTTGAGATGGGAATTCGATTTTCTCAAGACCGACCATTGGGTATATGGTGTAATTGGTAGCCACGCCAGCCTTAGAAGCTGGTGGCGAAAGCCGTGTAGGTTCAAGTCCTACTATACCCACCAATTTTTACTAAAAATGAAAAAGGATCTAATAACTGTAACAGGTAGTGTTACAAAAATTCTGCCAAATGCAATGTATCGTGTTTTATTGAAAAACACTGAAAAAGAAATATTATGTTATTTATGTGGGAAAATGAGCAAACGATTTGTTAAACTAGAATTAGCAGATAATGTTCAAATTGAAATGAGTCCAATTGATTTGGAAAAAGGACGAATAATGAAACGGTTGACCTAAAAATTTACGAAAAACAAGCAAAAATCACATTGACAAACCCCTAAAATCACTTATATTATCACTCTTATGTACAGCATGACTATTAAATCTACCACAAATTCAACTATGATGAACTCTAAAACTAAACAAACTAAAACTCTTCCTAAGCTCAGTGCAGGATTCAAGAAACGCTGGGTGGATGCCCTTCGAAGCGGTAATTATATTCAATCCCAAAATGGAAAACTTTATTGCGCTCATACAGACTCATACTCACCAGTTGGAGTAGCATTCAGGACTTCTGGTGTTCCAGACTATATTTTGGGGGATAAAGAATATTTCAATGGTACTTGGAACTTTGTTCCAAGGGAATTGTGTGGCAAATCTCCAATTCTTGAAAAGATTAACCACCTTAATAACCATAAGAAAATGTCATTCAATTGGATTGCAAGTTATATTGAACGATACCTCTAAATCTAACCAATAATAAAAAAGCCCGCCATGGAAACATGGCGGGCTTTTTTTGTTGACATTTTTCAGGAATCTCGTAGCATAGTTTATGAGATTCATGAGCAATGTTTTGAAGAAAGTTTATCCAAAAGCAGTTGTTGCACTTAGTAGCGGTGCAGACAGCATTGCAATTCTTCATTTTCTAAAAACGAAATATCCTAAATTAAATTTATCTGCAATTCATTATAATCACAATCTTCGTAGTCAAAATTTTGACATGCAAAAGAATGCTGAAATTTTTTGCAAGGATTATAATATTCCGCTGACTGTAAACGTGCGAGAAAGGGCTGAGAAGGAGATTTCATATAGTGAGGCAGAACTACGTCTCCTACGTTACCAGTCGTTTAAGGGGCAAGGAAACGTCATTACAGGGCATCACTTGGATGATGCAGTAGAAAGTTACTTGATGAACTGCTTTAACGGAACACCGGAATATCTACCAATTCCTAATGAAACGGAATATAAACTTTTGGGTTTTTGTGTTTTTCGTCCTTTTTTAATTTCAACAAAAGAACAAATTTTAAAATATATTTCAAAAGAGAATTTAGAAAAGTATGTAATTGAAGATGAAACAAATGTTGAAGTAAAATACCGAAGAAATTGGATTCGTCATAAAATCATTCCAGAAGTTAGCCAATTTTACAATCTACAAACAATTGTAAAAAAGAAATATTTGAAAAAGTAAAAATAAAAAAGGGAGAATTTAAATTCTCCCTTTTTTATTTTTTTTTATAATCTTGGTATTCCAGTTGGCGGACAATCTCCTGTTGTTTGTTGAATTTTACTTTCGTAAGTTGAAAACACATCATCAATTAGGTTATTATTCACATTTGTAGAATCAACAATTCCGGTGTCATAACCTTGTGCTGGTCGCCAGTATTGATAATGAAATGCCGCAGTAAAGGTTGTTCCATCTACGCTTTCCTGATTGTATGAGATTTCGCTAACATTTTGAATATAAACACCATGTAATCGGTAAACACGAATAATTTGACATTTTGGTGATAAAACCGCAATATCAATACTTGTGTTTTCACAAGGAAGATTAAACTTGCCACAGCTTGTTTCATCATTAGCAGTCTCAAAGCTCCAACGTTCCAAAGCATTACGAGCAAGAAAGTCTCCTGCTGTGCGGAAAGTTAATGTCCAAGGATTGTTGTCATATGCTACTTGACCCGGAACTTTAAAATTAAAACCTTGATAAGGAATATCAATGTTTTGAATACTGCGACCCGGAATGCTGGAACTTGTTATATAAACCCGTCCCTCTTGGTCAATCAATTCTCTACGAACATAATCTGGAACATTATTCATGTCCAAAAGTCTTAATTGGAAGTTACGTGAGAAGTCGTGTTGACTAAAAACTTGCATTGCTTTTTTAATACTGCCTAGTGCCATAATAATTATTTATCATAAGAAATGGTTTTTAATAAAAAAGACCCGGAAGAAAACTTCCGGGTCTTTTTTTAAATTATGTATTCGTAATTTATTTCTGCAAAATCTATAGAATCTTCTAATTCTAGTGATAATGAATACTTAAACGGTATTCCTTTTAATTTTTTCAAACATGTTTCAATATCACCTCCAACTGAATCTATATAATGAAGAACCTCTCTATAATCTATGTCCTTTTCTTCAACTACTACACCTGTTAATTGACTTGTATGATTTATAAACTTCAATGCATTGCAAAGTGCCATCCATTTACTAACCTCCTCGACATTCATGTCCTCCGCTTTTTTAATTGGATAATTATCCTGTGATACGAATTCTTGAATTTTTGGGTTCATATATTCTTAAAAGAACTTCACCAACAAAAGGAACACTTTTAATTTTTAATGCTACTGGATTAAGATTGTCAATAACAAATTCTATATTTTCTGGTAGAATTTTACAATTTTTTATAACATCAAAAGTAGAATTTTGAAGTATTAGTGCATCATTACTTGTTCGATTTGATGCTGCATACCGATCAAAAATTTGACGCAAACTTTTTGATAAGGTTTGATAATGTTCTCCATAACGAGTCCAGAAATCAAACGGATTGCGCCTCATGCTTACTTCACATGATTTACACATGAATTCTTCTTGAATTTTTTCTTCACTTCCAAGAGATTCAAAAAGAGATTGATATTGATCTGGATTTAGTATTTTTTCATTTTCGCAAAAGCCGCAGGTTACTGTTCGATTAACGCGAGAAAGTTCTTGTTTTTCAACAAGAACTGTTTTAGCAGGTTTCGCCCTTTTAACTTTATTTTTTGATAAGTCGGGTAATATAATTGATGATAAGTCTTCCATGTTTTAATAATTTTCGTAATTCAAAATTCCTGCTAATGCTCCTAAAAGAAGCGGAAGCAAAAATTTGTTTTCTACATTACCCTCTTTTGAAAATTTGTCAATAAGTTTTTCAATTGTTTCAAAAGAATTTCTAAGTTCTTCTAATTCACTTTCTTTTAAATGCGGAAAGGTTTTTTTAAACGAGAAAAAATATGAATCGCAAAACTTTCTAAAAAAAGATGCACTATCAAAAACATTAACATTTGTGCGAAATGTTAAATTTGTCGCTTTTGAAAAATGAACCAAGTTTGCATCAGGAATACTTCTCAATAAATCGTTAATTGCATAATGTAAATTTTCTCTGGCAATATTTATATCTGAAATATTTGATTTTTCTGCTAGATTATTAGGAATTGCCGAACGATCTAATGGATCATAATCATAATCTGGTTTAAAGTAACTCATAATTCAGGATTGATAATCGGTTCTGTAATTGCCGCAGTCATGAAATTTGTATGAATTCCATTAAACTTTTTGCAATTTTCACACCGAAATTCCGTATCAGTCAAATCAATTTCGATTTCATTTTTATGTCCACAATGAGCGCAATTAAGAGGAATATAATATTTTTTATATGGTTTTTTAGAATATTCAGTGATTGCATTTGTAATCTTTCTTCCTTCCAAGTATTGATCACGATAAATACTCCATGCAATTTGCAAACTATTGGCAATCCAAAAAACTGCCCAAAAAGGAATATTATATATTGCATTTAAACCATATGCTATTGCTCCACTAAAAACGCTTATAATGGAAAAAGATGTAATTATTAATAGTATTTTTTTACTAATTTTCATATTATTTCTTAGGTGGTTCTATAATTTTGGTAATTCCTGTTTTTAAAAAGGTGCCGCATCTTCCGCAACGCCATTGACATTCCATTACTAGAGATCCATCAGCTTTACGAACAGGTGCTTCTCTACCCGGTGTCATTTGGCGACAGTTGCGACATGAAATTGGTGTATTTTGTAATAAGTTCATATTTTTATTTACATTCGGATGAATGATAGTAAATCATTATTCGATTTATTCTTATCAAATAGATATTTCCATTCATTGAAATTATTCAGAAAAGCAATACATTCATATTCCGTGAATAAATCTTTTAAAGTTTCTTCATTAAAATCTGGATTTTTAATTTCTTCTTGCTTTTTATAAAAACTATATTCTTCAGGATAAACCACTTCAGTATTGGACAAATCCATAACGAGTAAGTTACGATTAATAATTTCCTGTTGTTCTTCTGTTAATGTCAAATCAGCATTACTAAAATCTATATTGTTATTTTTATAAATCTTTTCTGCAAGGTTTTTTGCTTTAACTTTTCCGTATTTTTCCAATCCCGAAATATTATCAGATTTATCTCCGAGAATACTTTTAAACAATACAAACATTTCAGGAGTTTTACAATTTGTATATTCTTGGAAATTAATAATATCTACAATTAGATTTTTTGTAGGCAAGAATACGTGAATATTTTTTCTGATTAACTGTAGGAGATCATGATCACTAGATACAATTAATGTTTTTTCCTCTGTGTTAATTGTCAAGTAACGGATTACGTCATCTGCTTCCATATTAACAGGTAAAATTGTTTGAATGCCCAATGCATCAATAAATTTCTGAATATGAGAAATAGTATTCAATAATTGAGTTGTCTTGTCGTTTTCGACCCGATGTTCTTTATAAGGAACTAGTTCACGACGAAAGTTCTTTTTAAAAGAATTTAATTTTTTGTCCCATGTCAGAATGATTTTTTTAGCCCTATATTGCGACGTTACTGATTTCAACATATATAAGAACTGATGAATTGGTGTAACATTCAATTCATTTACAAATTTATCAGGACGATTTACAAAAAATGCACGGAATAGAAAATTATTGCCGTCGATAATAATGGTGTCGTAATAGTTTGACATATTTTATATTACAATAAAATATGCACTTGTCAAACTATATTCTTGTACATTTCCCTCATCTCGTTTCCAACTTCTTTTGGAACTTTTTCTACAAATTCAATTGTGTTATATGCGAGCAATGTTTCAAAAGACAAAATACTCATATCAAATTTTTGAATTTTGCCAATATTCAATTTTAAACCGCTAACAGTTTTTTCATGTTTTTCTATAATTAATAAACCTAATCCTTGATTTAATTTTGAAGTATATGCATAATATCCATAAGGAATTATATGAATTACATTTTTAGTTTTTTCTGTTGACATATCTATATAGTGATTTACTGTAAAAAGACGCTATTTCAATAAATAGTTTCATATGTTGGTATGGTCGAGTGGCTAAGGCTCGGGTCTGCAACACCCGCCACACTGGTTCGATTCCAGTTACCAACTCCATTTTAATTTTTATGAGTAATCTAATATCTTCAAACCGAATAAATGTAACTGTTGGAAATCAAACATTTTCCATTCCAATTGATAAAGCACAAGAAGTTGTCAGAATGTTGGCACAACTACAAAGTATTCAAATTAAAGAAAATCCTAGTCCCATGCTTCAATATCAAGGAAAGACTCTAATCAATGGATAATTCACAAATTATTTTTGCAACAATTATAGCAGTCTTAGTAATAGCCTTATTTCATGGCGAGTAGAATACTTCTTTACAAAACTATATCTTCTGCTAAAATATCCTATGACTCTGCAACAAGTATGGACCGAAAAATATCGCCCGCAAAATATCGAGAATGCAATTCTCAGTGATGATGATAAAAAGTTTTTTTCTGAATTAACTGATATTCCTAATAATCTTTTGTTTATCGGTTCTCCCGGAATTGGCAAAAGTACAATTGCCAAAATTCTTGCAAAAAAGTTTTCGCCAAATGCATATTTGTATATTAATGCAAGTGAACAAGGAAATATCGAAACTGTGAGAAACTTGATTTCAGATTTTATTTCAGTTAGTAGCATTGACGGTAAACAAAAAATCATTATCTTGGATGAAGCAGACGGAATTTCACTAATCGCACAGCAAGCATTGCGAAGCGTGATGGAGGAATATCTTGATACCTGTAAGTTTATTCTTACGGCAAACTATAAGAATAAACTTATTGAAGCAATTCGCTCACGTTGTCAAGAATTTAATTTTTGTTGCAGTGAAAAACAATTGATTCAAAGAGTTGTCGAAATTGTTAAAGCGGAAAAAGTAGTTGTTGAAAAAGATCAAGTCAGTAATCTACGAACACTAGTAAAACAATATTTTCCCGATATTCGTAAAACAATTAATGAATTACAAAAATGCTGTTATAGTGGAAAATTCATTTATAAGAGTGATGATAAAAATGATTTTGTTTCTAGTCTTAAAAAAGATATTGATGCAAATGAAAGTGTTTTTATTATTCGTCAAAAATTAGTTGATCATGCAGATGGTTTTGGAAATGATTATCACTTTTTGATGAAGGGCTTATTTAATCTCTATTCGAATGAAAGAGATGTGCACAAGTGCTTGATTATCAGTGAATATTTGTATCGTCATGTATTCGTTCTTGATCAGGAAATTAATTTTTGTGCATTATTGTTCAATTTAAACGCTAAAAAATAAGATTGAATGATAAATAGTGGATACTATGAATGTATTTCTCATGCTAAAATTAGAAGAAGAACAAAAAAAGATTTGTTCTGGTAAAAATTCTAAAAAGAATGAACCTCTAAAATCCAGAGAACCACCTAATAAAATTCATCATACTATAATTAATAAATAACTTTTAAAAAGGCATTCTTAACCGAATGCCTTTTTTTATTATATAGATAAGTAAAGATATGAATCTACAACCAAGTACAAGTACCTTGTTTAATGACCGTCGTGCCCTTTTTTCTTGGGAATTAGCAACAGGAGGACACGGTCAAATTTATTTTTCAACCGCAGGAACATATACTGCCCCAGCAGGTTATGTATTTTATACAATAGATTTTTTAACTGACTCAATTCTTGCTAGTGTTGGTTTTCGTAATACTAATGATACAAACACTCTTATATATTCTGCAACAAATAGTAATTTTGCTAACAGAGCATATCCTGCTGGATATTCATGGATTGCGCCATTAACGAGTTTTACGGTTACGAGTGGTGTTGGAATTGCATTTATGTATAAAAAATTCATTCCTGAAGAATTATTCTGCGTTTAATATTTTATGAGAAGAATATCAGCACCAAGAATATTCAAACATTGGAATCGAAATCTCTTAGGAAAAGGAGGAAGTGGAATAACGCCTCCAACTCCGGTGCTAACATCTGCTTTATTAAAACAAGATGGAAGTTTTCTTTTACAACAAGATGGTGGTAAATTATTATTAAATCAGAATTGAAAAACAATCTCATTGTAATAAATAATTAGTATGCCTGATTCCAAAATCACAGATTTAACTAGCTTAGTAACACCATCTGTTAATGATGTTTTTCCAATTGTTGATGTAGCAAATGATACAACGAAAAAAATTGCAGTATCATCACTTGGGAATTTCTTTAATACTACTGTAAATTCAAATAGTGGAAATTGGCGAGCAGCAGGAACTGGAACAGAAATTCAATTTAGAAATAACCTATCATTCGGAGCAGTATCAGGTACATCCGTATTAGGAAATGAAATTATACTAGGGTCTACCGAAACGGTTAGTGCATTATCTGGAACAAGTACATTGTCACGTTTGAGAATCCGCAATACTAATCCCGCAACTTCTACCAGAAAACAAAATAGTCCTGCACTGACATGGGAAGGGCAATCTTGGTCCAATAATCTATCACGTTCATATACTATGCAATTTCGTGCATTTGTTGAAGCATCTCTGATAGGTGACGGTGGAGGTACTTTTGTATTAGAGGCAATACGAGAGACAGCACCGACAAACACTAAATTCATGACATACAGTATTACTCCCGGAGGTTCAAATCCTATTTTGGCTTTCACGGCAACTAACACTGACTTTAACGCTGGAAATATACGAGTCAGTGGAGGAGTGAAAATAATTTCTACTGGATTATTTTCATGGACAGCAGGTGGGGATGTTTCTCAACCTAATGATTTAATTTTAGCAAGAAGAAGTGCTGGAAATTTATTATTAGGAGGAGGAGATGCCGCGTCTCCAATTCCGCAAACGTTATCATTACAGTCTGTTACAGGCAGTGCGAATGCCGCAGGTGCATTATTCACTATAGATGGATCAAGAAGTACTGGAACTGCAAATGGAGGAGATATAAGATTTCGTACAACAAAGCCTAGTGTTACGCCCTCATCTACCTTAAACTCATTAGATGAAGTTTTACGAATAAAATCATCGGGATCAATATTATTTTCTCCAATAGCGGCAGCTCCATCTTCTCCAGAAACAGGAGATGTTTATTTTAATAGCACTGTTAATAGATTACGTTTTTATGATGCATCTAATGCTCGTTGGAATAATATAAATTCCACTAGAACAATTGAAACATTTATTGCAACGGAAAATCAACCAGTTTCCGCAAATTTTGCAACACTTGATACAAGAAATATTGATAATATTGCTGTATTGAATTTTCCTCCTCTTGCTCCTAATAGAGAAGCACGATTTGTAGGAACAATTCCTGAAGGAACAATTATGAATGATGGATTATTGGTTAAAATTCGATTTTCTACAAGAACGGCAACAACAAGCAGTTGCCGTTGGGGAGCACAAATTAAGAAAGTTTCTTCATTAAGTTATGCAACATCTGCATCAGTTGATGTTCCAATTACAGGAACTGCGGGATTATCATTAATGAATGGAGATATCACATTAACATCAACTGATTCATTAACCGAAGGAGATATTTATGCATTAAGAATATTCCGTGATAGTATTAATGCAAATGATACAATGACCACAGACACTGCACAATTAGTTAGTGTTGAATTGAGAACAATCAATTAAAATATGGCATATAATTTTGTCAAAGCATCCACACAATATATATCTAGCACTTATCCACTTGGAGCAAATATGTTTCCTTGTACTATGGCGGGTTGGATTAACCTTAACGGTACTCCAGATGGAGGTCCAGCGATAATAGGATTAAGTCATTCAACAGGATCAGGAGCAATAGCAATTCAATATGCAACAGGTTTTGGCGTAAGAGCTTGGCATAGATCAAATACAGGTGCAGAAGTAGGGGCATATTATGCCCCTACACTTTCGACAGGAACATGGCATCATATTGCAGGGGTTTTTTCATCATTATCATCTCGTTCCATATATGTTAATGGAGTGTTAAGGAGCACGAATACACAAGTTCAAACAACCACAACCGTGAATACTTATAATATTGGAACTATTTTTTCTGCTTCCCCAAATTATGCATTAGTAAATGGACAATTAGCAGAAGTAGGTATTTGGAATAGCGATTTATCATCGGAAGAAATTTTATCATTATCAAAAAATTTCTCTCCAGCATTAATTAGACCAATGAACCTTGTTTCATATGTTCCATTATTAAGAAATATAAATGATTTAGAACGTGGTTCTATTAATACAGCAATTAATAATCCAACTGTTGCAACACATCCTAGAATAATAATGCCCGGTTAAAGTAAATAAAAGATATGCCAATACCAATTAAAGAAATTATACAAACCCCACCAGTTTCACAAAAAGTTTTTGATATTTTGTGGATTTACAATCTTGTAATTCAATGTCCGACGATTAGCAAAGGAACAGTGCAAATAGCTTGTTTACCAATGAGTTCAAGTACAGGAGAATTAGCAGATTTGAGTCTTCTTCAAACTGTTAGAACTGATGAATTATTCTTAGCAGTTCAACAAGTTCCAGCAGTTGCTGCCGCATTTCAAGCCGTTATTGATTCAGTTGCTCCATTACAAGATTGGATTGCTGCTAGAAACACTCCGATTATAAGCGAACCAGATCCTATCGTAGAAGAACCTGCCCCCGAATAATTATGTTGTTCGACGATTTCATAAATTCTATATTAGAAAATAAAGAAATTCTTTTAAAATACGTTGTAAAAAACAAAAGCGATAAATTTAATAGAAAAATACATAAAGTATATAAAACTGGTTGGACAGAAACCGTAATTGCATATTCACCAGAACAAGCAAAATTTAAAGCATTTGAAATATATGCAAATGAAAAACGTATTCCTGAAAATTCCCGAAAATGGATGTTTAAAGAATTTTCACAATTTGCACTAGCTAAATACGTTCAATCTGAATATGGTTAATGAGTTTTTTTGCTAATTTTTAAAATTAATTCATCTAATAAAATTACAACTCTTTCATATAAAAAAGAAAATGCGGCACCTCCGAAAATAAAAAGAGGTACCGCTTCTATTGGTTGATAAATCAAAGAAAATAATGCGCTAACATAAACTCCGGTGCACAATGCACATTTTATCAAGTCTCTTGTAAAACTGAATTTTTGTAAAAAAGGACGAATTTTCAATTTATCCATAATTGTTGCATGAACAATTATAAATGTTAGACCTGCACATGCTAATAACCAAACGAATGTTTCCATTCATTTACTTAAAAAGATTTTTGAAAAAATCTTTTAATTTTTGTAAAAAACTTACTTTTTTCTTTATCTTTATTCCTTGAACTTCTGCGTTGAATAATGTTTCAGGATTTACTACACCCCAACCATGCTGTTTATCAAATCCGACTTCACCAAGGTCAATACAACTTGCATACATTAATTTTTTAATTTGATTAACTGTTAAAGTTCTATTATTTTGTTTATGATATGCAATTAATAATGCAATTACACCAGTTACCGCAGGTGCTGCCATACTTGTTCCGCTCATAACTGCATAACCACCATTTATATATGTGCTTAATATTTCGTCTCCGGGTGCCATTAAATCTAATTCTGCACCGTAAGAAGAAAATTGGCTGCGATCTTTTAAGTCGGGACTTGTATAACTTCCAACTGCAATAACATCATCATATTTTGCAGGATATAAAACATTTTCCTGACCGTTATTACCTGCACTACACACCACTGGAATATTTTGCTTATGTAATTCCTTTAAAATATTTTCTACATCAGGCATTGGATACGGACTACCTAAACTCATGTTAATAACATCAGGTTTTAAATCTTTTAAACAATATAATAATCCACGAATTAAACTTTCATTTCCTCCAGAACCGTTTTTATCCAATACTTTTATACATACTACTCGGACTTCTGGCGCAATTCCTACAATTCCTTCTGCATTGTCAACTGCCCCAATCGTTCCGCTTACATGACTTCCATGTCCAACAAATAAATCGTATATATCCTCATTGTTAATAAAAGAACGGGATGCAGAAATATCTACATTATCTTTTAAATCAGGATGATTTTTCGGACAACCAGTGTCTAATACTGCAACAGTTACTCCTTTTCCTTTTGTTTTTGTCCATACTTTAGGAACGTTTAAATCCCTGACGTTTTGAGGATAAATCTGAGAAAGAGAAGAAATACTTCCTACATCATGTACTTTAAAATCAGGTAAAAAATAATCCGCCATAATATTTTATTTATTATGGCGGATTATTTTTATTAATCTTTTCCTGAATAGGTTTTTCGATTTCTCTTCAATAATTTGAAAACGTTTTTTCGTTTACGTTTTCTTGGAAAATATGCAATTTTTCGTTTTTCACTATATTTCCAATAAGGTTCATCGTCTCCATGACAATACCCGCTACCAAAAATATCAATATACATTTCTTTTGTACATTCCAAAATAATATATTGATCTTTTTCAGGAAGGTACTTTTCCGCACAACCGCTTAAATTAATGCGAACCTCTTCTAATGCAAGTTCCCGACTAGGACCAATTCCCCAAATTACATCATTTGAGTCAATTCCGATAAAATATTTTTCTTTTTTCATTATTTTATTATTTTCCAGAACTGCCAAATCCTTTGTTTCCTCGTTCACCAACAGACAATTCTTCTACAACTTCTATATCCCAATTAACGGTTTGAATTGGAACTAATTGAGCAATTTTATCTCCTTTATGAATTATCTTTTTCTTAAAAAATGAAAAATTCAAATTGAGCATAATAACACTAATTTCGCCTGTATAAGTTTCGTCAATAACTCCACCAATAGTAGCTAATCCTTTACTTGCCATACTGCTTCGGTCTTTAATAAATGCACCATATCCTTTAGGAAATTCTACTGCAATTCCTGTTCGAATTTTTACAGGTTTTCCAAAAGGAATATACATGGTTTCTAGTGCATAAAGATCATAACCAAGATCCGTAGAGTGTGCCCTTGTAGGCATTTTAGCAGAATCTTCCAAAAGTTTAATTTTTAGAATACTTGGAACAACATAAGATCCGCTTAAAGACATAAGACTAGTTGACTGAGGATGTGATGAGTTAAAAGAAAATATTGTATGCATATTTTTAAAGTAAAGGTAAATGGCGTGTTATTTCATCAATTACACTGTTTCTCCATGGTCCAATGGCTACAGCAGTATAATCTTGAAGGGTGGAATCTTTTATCAGACTTGCATGAATTTTCTTTTGAGTTGCTTTCTCATAAATTGATTGTAGTTCTTCTAAAGAATTTACACCTACAACAATTTTTACAAATGAACCATTTATATATTCTTCAAAATACGGTCTGTTAGGAACGATCCAACCGTTGAGATTTGGATTATTGATATACCATGTTTCTGTTGGAATTTGAAACATATCGGGTTGAAGATTATCGAAAAAGATTTTCATGCATGCATGGGATGCTTGTGATGCGATTTTCCCTTTGCTCATTTTCAAATCTTTCCGAATCACTATTACCATTTTAATTTCTGGCTTTTCCATATCTTTTTGCAAGTTCGAAATCATAAATAGTATGCTTGTGGATTCCTCTAACAAACATATTGTCGTTGTTAGTAGTCTTTTGAAGAAAGGTATTACCATAATTCAAAGAACTAAAGGACAAGAACAATGATCTTACAATCATTTTTTCTTTGAACTTTTTAACTTCTTGTACTCCAACTGGAGCCAAGTTATTAAGAATGAAACGGTCCATTGGAGGAAGGAAATAATGTTCATATTCTGGGATTGAGTTTTCGTCTACAGGTGCATCAATTTCTCCGCTAAAAAGTTCTTCTTGGGAGATTTCTTCTGTTGAGTTGTCAGGTTCGGACATAAGGCACTTTACAGGATTTTCTGGATTTGTCAAGCAGTATTGTTACTTTTCATGCTTCATCGCACGAACTGGATAGATGGTATCATTAGTTATATCGTCCAACCATACGGTTTCAGTTTGGTCAACATGACTTGAGTTTTTATTATTTTCTGCTACTAATTTGCATAGATAAATATAATATTCATCAGTATATATTCTTTTTGATAAATTTATATCCTTATGTAAAATCTGAATATTATCAAGTGTATAATCTTTTCGGGAATCTATTCTATCCACGGATGCAGTGGATAATTTTGGAATAGAGTGAAATTGGACGTACATCCCAGATAACGCACATTTTTTATTTTGCTTTACCCAAATATTATAAATATCCATTTCGTCTATCGAACAGACTCTATTTTTAGCTTGTGCATGAATTCTTATTTGTGCAATTATCTTTTTAGGTATGTGTGATGATTTTGTTGGTATTATAGGTTTTTGAATTTTTAAAAAAGTCGCCCTAGAATATACCGCAGATAATGTTTTTCCTAATCGCTCTGCGCATTGTTTTCCGCCCAAAATGGTATAATTGTTTTTGATGAATTCATCATCTGATTTTTCCCAAATAGGTTTCATACTTTCAAAATTCAAATTCCAAATTACTATTTTCTAAATCATTACTGATTTTGCCCTTTTCATAATCCAATATTGGTTTTTCTTGTGGAGCAGCATCAATCTCATCAGAATTAATATATTCTTTTAACCAACTTCCCATAGGATTTTTCTTAGTTTCAAAAATTTGACTATATCCCATTGACCGCAATCTGATATTTGCCAACCATTCAACATACCCATGCAATTGAGAAACGGATAACCCGAGTAATGGTCCTTTAGAAAACAAATAATTTGCCCAATCTTGTTCATGCTTTACAGCAAGTTTATATGCATCATAAATAACATCTTTATTATTTTTTATAATATCCTGAAATCCTTCTTTTGGATCAACCGTCCATTTTTTGATAATATTCTGTGTTATCGCAACATGTAAGTCTTCATCACGATTGATTAATTTGATAATATCTGCATTTCCTTTCATGAGTCCTCTAGTTCCAAACCAATAAGTACATGCAAAACTTACATAAAATAATATCCCTTCTGCAATTTGTAGTGATAGAACTGTTTTAAATAGTTCTTCTTTTGGAGAATCACCAACCGCAGACAATAGATTATCAAAGCTATCAGTAAGTTGTGTAGCCCGTTTCATCACCTCAGTATTTTTATAAATATCATCAAAAAAATCGCTTGGACGATGAACTATATTTCTTAAAATATGTGTATAACTTTCAGAATGGGTGTTTTCCATAAGAATCCACCAATTCATTGCAAATTCCAATTCTGAATTGGTTACGTGTTTTTTTAGATTTTCAATAGTTCTAGAAAGACACGAATCTCCCATTGTTTGAAAGCTCAGATTGTTAATAAAAACAAATCTTTCTGCTTCAGACAAATTTTCAAATTGAGCACGATCATTTGATATTGGAATTTCATTTGCTTGCCAATAATTTTTTCGTTGATCTTCGTAACTTTTTTGGAATTCTGGATATTTTACAATATCGTAACGTTGAAGACCCAAATCTTCTCCAAAAAACATTGGTTGAGCCAAAATATCAGTAGGGACTTTATTTAATACTGTTTTCATAATTTATTTAGAAATTTACAATGCACATGCTCCACCTTCACAACCGCTATTTTCTTCGGATTGAGGTATATCTAATTCATCTGCAAGACTATCTTTTTTCTTTTTAGTATTGCAATAATAGAACGTTTTCATTCCATAATGTGTTGCCATTAAATGATCTCTTAGAATATCACTCAATGGAATATTTTTATCAGGATAAACATCACTATCATAGTACATATTAAATGAACTAGCCATATCCAACCATTTGACAATTACGGCATTAATTTTTATAATACCTTCATTGGATTTTATATCTCCTTTTTTCAGATAATATTGACTGTATTTGTTCAAGCCGGGAACAATTTGAATAGCAGTTTTTTCTAATGAACTTTTCTTAATAATTAGGGATGTTATTGGTTCGACTCCATTAGTAGTTCCTTGTACCACACTAGAACTTTCAACTGGCATTTGAGCAGTTAGGGTCATATTTCTCATTCCGTGGATTTTTATTTTTTCCATTAACCCGTTCCAATCCAAATGATGAGATTCGACTAATGAATCAAGTGTTTTTGCATATAAATCCAAAGGTGATTGTTCCCCATTAAAATATTTGGAACGATGGAAATGTGGAGCAGGACCATTTTCTATTGCTAATTCCATACTAGCTTCCATCAAATAATATTGTTGTTTTTCAAAAAACTTGTTAGTCTTTTCCAAAGATTCAGTAGAATTATGATTTAATGAATCTCTTGCTAACCAAGCAGCAAAATTAGTTACTCCGACTCCCAGACTTCTTTTATTTTTTGCAAAATTTTCACAACCTTTAACTGAATAATTTTGAATATCTATTAAATTATTCAACACTTTAACAATTAATTTACATACCTTTCGATGATGTTCGTCATTTTTTATCTTTAGCATATTAACTGCTGCTAATACACAAACACCTATTTCTGATTCTGGATCGTTTGTAAATCTTTCTGCTTTGAGAGGATGTAGTATCTCTTGACAGAGATTGCTCATTTGTACAACATCTTTCCATGGAGAATTCTGATTAGCAATATCAATATTCACTAGATATATTCTAGCAGTTTCCATTCGTTCTGTAAATAATACAGTCGCCAAACCATCTACGGTAGAGGTGGAAACTGTTATACGAGGAATGGTTTGATCATTTTCATATCTAACGTATAATTCATCAAATTCTGGAGTTCCGAATTTTTCATATAAATCAGGAGCATCCACACTGGAAAACAGTGAAATTGTTTGTTTTTTCTTAATTCTATCCCAGAACAGTTTAGAAATTGTGATAGAATAATCTATATCGTGTACTCTATTTTCATGTGTTCCTTGATTATTCTTCAATTGAAGAATCGTCATAATCTCTGGATGAAATATAGGAAAAGTGACTGTTCCTGCACCTCGTCTAGCACCTCCTTGCTGACAGCATTTAATCGTATCACGATACATTTTTAACCATGCAACAACTCCAGTATGTAGAGTTTCGCCATTATTAATTGGTGCATTGATTGGACGAAGACGCGATAGATTTAGACCAATTCCGTATTTATCACAAGTAACCATGCCAGCAGTGGTATTTGCTGCAAATAAACTTTCTTTTGTATCAAGTATATCAATTAAACAACAAGAACTATAACTCTTGGTTTTTGTTCTTGCTCCTGATAAAATCGGAGTGGGCCAATTTACACTCATGTTCTTAGAAGTTTCCGTATAGAAGTTTTTTATCCATTCTAGACGATCATTCTTTTCATCCGCAAAAAGTGCCATTGCAATTCCTATGATTTGGAATTGAGGAGTTTCTAAAATCTCTTTGGTTTTTCTATTTTGAACGAGGTATTTACTCATTAATTGAACAAGTCCGCCATACGGATATAAAAAATCTCGTTCGTGATCTATTATTTCATCTATTTTATTTAAATCTTTTTCGGAGTATTTTTCAATTAAAGAAGAATCCCAATATTTATAGTTTACCATTTTTTGAACAAAATGGATTAGTTTTGGAGGATTTTTGCCGCCCCACACGATTTTTCTCAATTTATAGTTTAATAGATTTTTCGCAACCTTTTCGTATAAAGGAGTATCAACGGTTATCAAATCTTCAGTTGCGGTGATTAATGCATCATGGATATTAGTGGATGTTATATTATCTGTTATAGATAACTTTGCCCTCATGATAATATCTGTGATATTAACGTCCTTTATATCATCTGTCGCCCATTCCAAAACTTTATTTATTTTATTCGCATCAAATCTTTCTTTACTACCGTTTCTTTTAATAATTGTTATATCCATAGGTTGAAATTGTTCTTTCATATGTGCGTAAGTTTTACTTATCGCATTCTAGTATCTGCCGAGAAATAAATTTCTCAATTTTCCGCAATTTGTGAAATCTATTTTACCACAAAACTTACAAAAATCAACATTTTTGAAAAGTTTTTTAGTAACCAGATTTATTGTAATAGTTTTATATATTCAACAATCTTTTCGGGTTTCATAGCATATAACCCGGAAGTAGAAAATGCATTGCATTCAATAACTTTATAACGTTTATCATTTATAGATGCAATATCTATTGTTAAGAT